CTTTTCTTTCTTTGTCGGTTCATTCGGATAATTAAAACTCATTGTATGTAAATAATGCCATAAACCCGGTCCCCATACTGTCGTTAACATACCATCACCACTATTATAATCCGCATATGTATACACATACTTCTTTTTATCAAACTTCACTTTTTTTGTTTTATTCTTCATCTATATTTCAACGATAAAATATATATTTCTAAATTTTAAATTTAATTCGTCAAAAATATTTCTCTTTATAATTTATATGGTTCAATTCACTTCTATTATTAAAAGATTTATAAAACCTTACTACTACACTATCCTTATTGTATCTTTAATCGTCATCTTCATTCTTATTGCTGTATTTGTTTACAATAGACACACTGCTACCGAGAACTTTGATATGGCCAATGACAGTCAACGCGAAGACGGTATTGAATTATCTGTATATTTCTTCCATGCCGACTGGTGCCCTCATTGTAAGAAAGCACAACCCGAGTGGAACAGTTTCTCGCAGACGAATAATGGTAAAATACTACAAGGTTATAAGATTAATTGTGTAGATGTTGATTGTACAAACGAGGAAGACGCCGACGTTACTACCTACATCAACAAGTTTAATATTCAAGGCTATCCTACTATCAAAATGATTAAGGACGGAAAAACCATTGACTTTGAGTCACGTATCACTACATCCTCTTTGAACACCTTCCTTGAAGGTATGTTAAGCTCTTAATTATACCGATTTTCGGACCTTTTTATTACAATGTTCTCAAAACATTGTTATAATCTTTCCTATAGAATTATTTTTCTATTCTGTGTTAACAGAAAACAAAACAAAAACAGAATATACATTTTTTATTGTTAATTAGAGAACTTGGTAATGAAAATCACCGATTTTCCGATCTTTTTATTACAAAGTTCTCAAAACATTGTTATAATCTTTCCTATAGAATTATTTTTCTCTTTTGTATTAACAGAAAACAAAACAAAAACAGAATATACATTTTTTATTAGTAATTGGAGAACTTGGTAATAAAAATCACCGATTTTCCGACTTTTTTGTCGCAAAGTTCTCAAAACATTGTTAACTAACGTAATCCATTCCAATTTGTACTAACTTCTCGCGTGATTCCTTTTCAAATATAGCGTCGCACGTGTTTTGTACGCAGGTATGGTTTCCGTCAATAAATATTTCTCTCCTTAATTTCTCTGTAGATACCTTTCTATTGATGGATTTAGACATATTTAAGGTTAATGTTAATAAATAATTAAATAGATTAAGTCCATTTTTATCATCAGGTTCTCCCATTTCCTGTAAATTTTGATCTAAACTGACCCCGATTGTTTCATCGGCTTTGCATTCTTGTAAACAATAATCAATCGGATAATTACAATGAAATCCACCGTCACATAAATAAATATTGTCAAAATAATAGGGTGAAAACGCAATCGGTATTGCAGATGAACAATATACGGCGTCTATTAATGGAAAATCAGGATGTGTTTTATAATTGATGTCTATCATTTCCATAGTATTTACTTTTGTAGCTATGATATGTAAACAAATACCAGAATATTCATAAAATTCTTTTATTGTTATATTTGGATCCAGTCCTTTACCATAAAGCAAAGGATCAAATGCATCGTGAAAAAGTTTAACATTATATAATCCCATGTTATTCACCATATTAAACATTTCAGATACGTCCATTTTAAGTATTTTGTGCCAAGGTCTTTGTATTAAAAAATCGTCAAGTTCTTTCCAATCATACTTTAGAGCAATCATCAGTCCTACAATAGAACCAACCGAACATGTATAAATGTTCTCTATATTATCTATATTCCATTCATTATTCAAATTTAGTTTCTTCAAACAACCGTAAAAAATAAATCCACCGACACATCCCCCACTAATAACCAGATTTTTTACAGGTTCTCCATTTTCCATTATTTTTGTTCGTATTATTTTTTTATGTATTTTCTTCTTATAAAGTAATTATGTCCAATTTACTATTTATTGATGATGAAGAAACACATGATAGAGTTGACATAGACAGTCTATACGAAAAAAAACAACAAAAAGATTTAAAACAACTTGCCATTTTTAATAAGATATTAAACCGGATTCACAGAAAAATTAATTATACTGGAAAAAACAAATCCAATGATAAACATCTCTTTTATACTGTTCCCGAATTCCTTTTTGGAGAACCCTTGTATAATCAAGGAGATTGTATAGGGTATTTAGTAGTAAAACTAGAAGAAAACGGATTCACTGTAAGATACCTACATCCAAACACATTATTTATTTCATGGAAAAACTGGATACCATCCTACGTAAGAGACCAAGTCAGAAAAAAAACAGGTAAAACGATTGACGAAAAAGGAAATATTATTGCAAATAAAAATGAACTAATAGACGAAGAAGAGGATATTAATTCTGGTATATTAAACACACGAAAAGGAGAACCTACAAAACCGGGCAAAGAATACACACCTATTCAACAATACAAACCCTCCGGCAATCTTGTATATAACAATGATCTATTTGAAAAATTGGAAAAAAAATTATAAAACGTCAACACACTATCCACTTATAATATTTTACACATAAAAATATTATAATTAATCACAATCGTCTGTAAGATCAGCCGTTCTTGAAGGTCGCGAAACGGTTCTTGGTGTTGCATTCCACTTTTCTGTATTATACGAATTCAATTGCAAAAATTTATTCTTGTTTTCTTTCCAATGTTTTATCTTCTCTTCTAATGCACGCTCCGCACGAGTTTGTGGATATGGTTGATCTTTCCTTGCACGCATATGATTCAAATCTGTTTCAGTCGCAGCTGGCTTCTTACCATAACAATTTACACCAAACTTCACATACGGATTCCCTATATAACCACCATTCACACCTGGACGACCACAATTATTTCCTCTCTTTTCATCTTCATCGGTCACACCATCATCCAATTTCTGCAACATATTCCATGTTGATTTTTGTGTAGGGAATAATGCCATTTGACCACTTGACCATCCATAATTACACCACTCTGCACCATTGTTGTACGCCGCCTCCACTTGTTCATATGTCGCCAACTCCGAATCTAATGCTTTACATACTGCCTTCGCATCTTCAAATGTATACAAATTGTTAGATACATTATACACCTCCTTCTTCTCCGTCACCACTGGAGCTACCTCTGTATTCTCACGATCTGGTGTCTCTTCAGGAGTCGTAAATTGCGATTTCAAATGATTGAAAAAATCAGTAAATGAAATATCAAAAACATACTTGAAAAAATCTATAAACAAGGTTACCACCAACAAAGTCCATGCAACCGTCTCTAATAAAGAGATTGACATCGGCTTTACACCACTTTGCATAGGAATACTAAACAAAAACACACTGATATATAAACCCGCCAATAATAACGCCGAAATCAATACCGACGAGGGATGATTTATATAATCGGTTATACTACTTACAAGTCTACTTGATATGGTCGCACTATTTATTGTATTACTTGTAAAAATTAAATACACTATCATCAACAAAATGATAAAAAACAATATATCCAATACCATTGATGAAGCCCTTTTTGATTGATCTACTACACCTGTAAACCTCTTATAATAAGAATAACCAAAATATATTCCTAAAAACCCTAATAATATTAACATATTGGTTGTAGTGAATATATCCTCAAATGTATTTTCCAGAGCTACTACTGTATCTCTACCAGCACCGCCTGCTGCTCTTACTGTTTCCGCACCTTTATTACCGAGTTCATTCACCACTTCCTCACTGCCCTCTGCAATTCGCCCTGTTGTTCTTTTTATACTATCTTGTACTTCTTGTGTAATATCTTCTAAATTTTCTCCACTTGTAGTACTCATTTAAAAATATTTGTTATATTATATTTAGGTATTTTTTTTACGGTAAAATAAACAGTATGCCATAGGTGAAATTATATTCTTTCCGTCATTCACTTTTTCCACCACTTCATCATTATAATGGACCCAATTATTACTCACATTCTTTACAAAACACGTATAATGACCTCCCGATACACCACCTACGTGATTACATACACCATACAAATCATATTTATAACTACTCGCATTATACCCCTTCACATACTTTGATAAATCCAAATTCTCCAACGGAAAATCCACTATATGCATCATCTTTTTCGTACCATCCGGTGTAAATCGCTTCAACGCCACTACCAATATATTTGGAAAACTGAAAAAAGAATATTGTTTCTTAACATCCTCCTTTGCATTCGTTTTATCATTAAAATACGCATTCTCTCCTTCTAAATATTCCGGCTTCGTAAACATGTCAAAACACTCATATATATTTTTCGCTACCACATTACCATCCAATACCGGCAAATCCACCATCAAATAATTTTCCGGAACAATGGATAACACCTCATTCGTCTTCAAAGAAACAATCTCTGAATACGAAATTCCATAAAAAATATCATAAATCTCCGAATATTCCCGTCTATAATTCGTCTTTAACATCTCATAACACTTAATCGCTAAATCATCCACCTTATTCTCTGAACTACCATTTATATTTATATTCACACATCTACATATACTATTATGTATACACTCCAAGAAAAATTGTAAAAACTCCGGCATATCATTTTGCGCCCACCCCGTAAATATATCCTTATCCTTCAACTTCGCCAACTTTTGTACATGATTTACAAACTTTCTCGGCGCAACTACACCATTACCACTCCACATCACATTTCGCAAATCCTCCCACTCCTTTATCAAATCCGACTCATGTAAATCCGGCTTCACATACTTCTTATATTCCATTGAATCAAAAAAACAATTCAACTCTATTGTATTGTTTATCACTTGAATACACGAGTTCAAAAAACACGTGTTCCCTAAATTCTCTAAACCTACAAAACCCTTATCTTTATATTTAGAAACGTTCAATTGCATTATTTTATGTATAAGAATATATAAATAAACCTTTATATTATTATACTATGCAAAACAATACTACACTTGAAAATGAACTTCAGCGCATTTTAGCTAATTATCTATCCGAAACCTCCAATACAGCGAATCAATTCAATAATAACACATATACACATTTACCTAGAGTGAATACACGTACCAACTTTAATACACCCACTACACAAAACAACATTTATAGTGTCTTCAATAATATATTAAATTCATTACGTGAGAACATGAATCAATATCATGCTAACAACGCTGCGTATCTCAACTTATTAAACACTATATTAACAAATGAAACATTATTAAATATATTAAACGGACGTAACCATGCCAATCCTTTAAAT